GTTCTAGGAACACAATCTGGATCAAGACTTACTGTTACTAGTGTTGTTGGTGATGATATCTTCGGTTTCGTTGCAGAAGGTAATGTTGGTATCGTTACGGCACTCGATAATGCCACATTAACTTCTGGTGCTGGTTATACTGATGGAACTTATACAGAGGTTGCTACTACTTCTAGTGGAGTTGGTACGGGACTTACTGTTAATATCACTGTTGCTGCTGGTGCTGTAACTCAAGTAAGTATCAATGGTGCTGGCGTTGGGTATGCTTCTTCTGAAGTTATTACAATCGCAGGTGGTACTACATCTGCAACTATTGCAGTCAGTACTATTAGTGGATTTAATATTAACGAACTGATAAGTGTTGGTGCAACTGGATTTACAGCAACACTTATCAGTTCGTTAATATTAAATCCACTAATAGTACTGACTGCAATAGTTGCAGATGTAGTACCACCTGCGATTGTAATAACTTCAGAAGAAGCATACCCAACGCCAGCACCATTGATACTTACTTGAGTTACAGCACCAGCAGCAACAGTGATATTAACAGTAAGTCCCGTACCAACTCCACTAGAAGTAGTAGCAACCTCTGTATAAGTTCCATCAGTATAACCAGCACCAGAAGTTAATGTGGCATTATCGAGTGCCGTAACGATACCAACATTACCTTCTGCAACGAAACCGAAGATATCATCACCAACAACACTAGTAACAGTAAGTCTTGATCCAGATTGTGTTCCTAGAACAGTATTATTGGTGCTTGGGAAAATACCACTATTATTAGTAACTGTAAACCTATAGACCTGAATTGGTTGAATAGTGACATTTACATACTTAACACTAGCAGGAGGTTGAGGTGGTTCGGCAAAAACAATAGAATCGTTTTGAACTTCAAATGATGTATCTGGAGTTTGTACAACACCATTCAAAATAATCATCAGTTGATTTGCGTTGGCAACAACGTTAGATCCATCAATTTGTAGTGGGAATGCAATTCTCTGACCATCGAATAGATTTGAAATATCATCAAGTCTTTGAACAACTGATGTTAAGATGTTCTCCGAAGAAGTCAATCGTTTCTGACGGAATAATACCTCAGTATTATCAAACGCAGTGTATACAGGTTCAACCAGAGCAAAACTTTGAATATTTGGAACAGTTGCTTCCCTTGCAAGTTCAACAGATTTTGTTAATTGGAAGAATGTTTCTTTATTAGGAACAAATCCATATTCATTTAGATTAAGTTCTCCAAAAACTTTGAAGGATGCAGGGTGAACATTCTTGATAAGAATATCCTTCCAATCATTAATTGAAACAGCAGACTTAACTGCATAAGAGAAGTCCTGATAATAATAAGAGTCTTGAATCTTTTGGATGATCTCCGAAGGTTTGCCAACATCATCAATAAACTGACCAGAGGTTTCTGTAATAGATCCAACATCAAGAACGCCCGTAGCGATATTCAAGGAACTAATAGTACCAGAAGATTTGGAGATAACACCTGTTACACTTTCTCCAATGTTAAACTCTCCAGTGTAATCGACAATTTTTACAATTCTAGGTCCAACTTGCCAACCATTATTTGTGGAGACAAATCCAAATGCAGTAGCGTTTTCAAAGGAACTGCCCTGGTACACTTGCTCACCTTCAAGGAAAGTCGATGTAATAACATTTGCTGTTGCTGCACCACCAAAGGATGTTGTAAGAACTTGTTGACGACCTGTACCAGCATTAGTAAATGATAATGCATCTCCAAGTGCTGCGTTTGCTGGAGTAATTGCAAACTTTAACTGGTCATCTTCAAGAGAATTTGCTGCTCCTGAAATTGCATAATAAGTAGTAACCCCGTTCAATCTACCAACTGCGCCAGCAGCGATTGGGAACTCAGCACCATCACCAGTATCTACTACAGCGAGAGTAATTGCAGAACCTTGTGCAATACCATGTGGGAAGGAGAATTGTAAAAGTCCCAAATCTAGGTTAACAACATAATTAAACGAAGATTTCAATTCTACAGTTGGTGTAGAAGAATATCCAAGACCAGGATCCTTGACTTCAATTCTATCCAAACGACCATTCTTAATAGTAGATTGAGCAATAGCACCAGTACCACCACCGCCAGTAATAATAACTGCAGGTGCTTGAGAATAACCAGAACCAGGATTAGTGACTGTGATACTATCCAGAATACTAGTAGATGTTAATTGTGCGTTGATTGGGAATGTAATCTCAGGACGTAATGTGTAGTCATGAGGATAATCATAACCAAAGTTATTATTCTTCAGTTTTTTAATCTTACCAACACTAGAACCTACAGTAAAGATAGATGCTGCTGTTCCGAATGGGGGAATAACTACTGTAACTTCAGCGCCAGAACCAGTCAGACCAGCGCCAAGAATACCTGGCACAGAATCAATATCAACTGTTGCTGTAGTATATCCTTTTCCTGGTGATGTGACGATGACACTTTGAACTTGTCCAGGAATTGCACCACCCTCAGCATCAGTTCCATCAGCAACTGTAATAGTAACGAAACCACCCTCGCCGTCACCAGCAATAGAAACACCAGTATACTGTCCTACAGCATATTCAGTACCAGGTTCGTTGATAGTAACTCTTTCAATCTGTCTTGTGGATTGAATACTATCGACAATTGGAAGTCTTGTGTAGAATCCGCCAGGATTAACAATACGAATATTATCAATAGAACCAACTGCCCTTCTAGAACTAGTTGAATATGACGCCCTAGAAACATCAGCGTTACCTTCTGGTTCATTCTGTAGAGGGAATTTAATCTGGTCTGCTCCCCTAGTAATTGTTGCACCAGCAACACCACTAACTTGGAATGTACCTCTATATGGAGAAGAAACAATATCCAGATAACTACCTTGAATGATAGGCGAATCGTTATCACCAACTCTCGAAGGATCGAAATAGTATGAAATATTTGTTACAATATCTTCATCAACTTTAAACTTAACGGTGGGTGTAGTGGCACCTTGGCCAGTTACTCCAGGAGTTCCAACTCTTTCAATAGAGTTGAATGAATACTCAAGTTTATAAAGAGGATCTTTTGAGAAAGATAAATTACCACCAACCATTGAAGAATGACTGAGGTCAAACAAATACTGGTGACCATAATACATCTTCAGGACAGGAGACTTAATATAGATACTGACATTAGAAGCACTGGTAGCAGGACTTGTAATTGCTGCCTGTGGAAGTTTATATGTAAATTCTAAAGGACTAATTACAGTATCTACAGGGAAAGAACCATCATATTCATCATAAACAACTGTATTAACAGTTTCTGATGGATTTCCATCTACATTCAACATAGATCCAGGAGTTAGATAATGTCTAGTATCAGTGATGACATAAACTTCATCGCTATTTGATACAGCAGTAACTCTAAGAATCTTTGTCAGATTAGCAACTAATGTAATTTTAAGAACACCAGTGAGATTAGTAATAGTTGCTGTGCTATATGCTGCATTATAACTAATATCTCCGCCATTTATAGTAACTACAGATCCTACAATGAATGTGGAAGATCCTGAAATTTCATCAATTCTAACTGAATAATCATCATCAGAATATGGTTTAAACTTAGCAAAGGAATCAAGATTTTGACTACCCGCTGCATTATAAGTACCATCTAAGTTATATTTGTCAAGATCAATGGTGAAGGTGCCAGGAGTGGTATTATCTACCTCAGCAAATGTATATGAATCAATTTGATTGATATCAAGAGGAATTGGTCCAACAATGCCGTATGTAGACTGCTCATCAAACTGAGATGTAGAAAGTTGACCTGTATTTAAGTCATTAGTCCAAGAATTGTTATTAATTGCCAAATATACTTTGTTATTAGCATTATCAACTTTTGTAATATATCCGCTATTAATAAAACTTCCACTATCGTCATTCAAAACTAATTTTGTACCAACAGTAAATCTAAATGCCTGATTAATAGTCAAAATTTGAATATTGTCAATTTTAACAGTATCAGTAACTTTGAAGTAATACCTATCCTTGACAACCGCATTAATAATCAGTTTCTGCGATCCAGGAGAAGGAATTGTGGCAGTTCTGGAACTCCAAATATCTTTAGTGTAAGTTAGTGTCTCAGTATCCTCAGACATTGTAGTTGTTGCATCATCAAAGTCTAAAGATTGAAGACCTAAAGAACCTAGAGCAAATCCCGTACTACCAATAGTTAAAGCACTACCTGTTACAGGAGTAACCGCAGTACGAACATATCCAAGTTGAGTATTCAGTTGAATACCTTGATCACCAATTCTTGTAGCATCAGCATTTTTATCAACTTTTACACCCCAACCAGAATAATCAATATAATCATGCAAATTATTATATGTGTCGAACCATGATGTATCAGTCCAACTGTAACTTAAACCAAATGCACTACTAGTAGGTAGAGCAGATACGTCAGAAGGAACCGTAGGAGTAATAGCGCGATTTCTCAGTTTAAGATTATCTACAAAATACTGACCTTGCTCATCAGATCTCCAATTTCCAGTTGTACCATTTCTACCAGCAATATTACCAATATAAAGTTTCTTAGATGTAAACGATGTATCAGCAACAGTAGCAGTAATAACACTAATACCATTTACATAAACCGTAAATAGATTATCTTCTTTTTTCAATCCAATAAATTGCCAAGTATCATCAGCAAACATTGTAGTTAGAGAAGATTGTACAGCACCTCCAGCAGAATTGATAGATGTGGTGTTATTGGTTACAATCAACTCCAAATATCCAGATGGACCTGCTGCAGTACGATCATAATACAACCAGAGACCACCAGTTGCATCAGTAGCATCGCCAATAGCAACTAAAGTTTGTTGATCTTGACTATGAGTATCCGTCGAAGCAGAATTTTGATACAACATGAACTCTAAAGTCCAGTTTTCATTCAGTGTATTTCCTAAGGTGCTGTTAGGGAATTCGATGTATGCATTTTCCCAATTAGCAGGAGTTGCAACATCTCTACCATAAATTTTTGCAACTCCACCATCTAAATGTAGTGATTGTGTTGCATCAGCACCAACAAATGTCGGGGTGTAATTACCAAAAGTATCTGTAGTGGCACCACCAGTGAACTCAAGTAAGAATTCATTTCTGTTCCACGAAGTTTGACCAAAGACATATACATCACCAGAATTATCTACATCGATAGAATGTGCTGTAATACCCTCAATTCTATATTCATTAAACTCATTAGTTGTATGATTTTTAAGTACACCATCATATCCAATCTTAACAGTATCTACAGTTTTAAGACCAGTAGTATTATCTACTCTATTAAATGCAATGTTTAAATCACCAAAAATATCAATAGCACATTTACCAACGGCATTAACATCTCTACCTGGAGCAAGGTATCTATAGTTCCAAACAAACTCACCAGTAGTATCAACTTTACCAACCCAAACACTATCTCTAGTGACATTATCACTCTTTGCTCTAAGTGTAGCATTAATATAAAGTTCTTTAAATTCATCAATAGCAAGACTACTATCTAAGAACGAATACCCAGCATTGCTGTACTCATTAACATATTCAACCTGAATAGAATTGGTTCCTACAGTTGCTTTACCAAATGCAACATTAACATTATTATCAGTGTTTGTATTAGAAGTTTCTAAAGTAAAGTAAATGTTACCTTCATCTACAACAATATCGGTAAGTTTTTCTGAATCATTTACAGAAGCAATTTTCCTCTTAATTGCAAAACTACCTGCAGTGTCAATTAAGGCAATAAATGCATCAAAAGGACTTCCTGAGTTAGTATTAGTAAATCCTCCAATTACATATCGAGTATCTGAATATTTTTTGATACATGTGATATTATCCGCTCTAGTAGCACCAGAGATCCCCGAATATCCTTTTTGGAACTGAAGAGACGCACTCAATCCATTATCAGATTGTGTATATTTCACCAAAATAATATCTGGATTATATGCATCCAGAACCAAAATATTTGGTCGGTTGACACCAACTACCCAGATATCATCACCATCAACATAAAGTTTCTGGAATTCTGCATAATTAGTTCCTGTACTAAGTTCTAATGTTTTTTCCCATTCTTTAACACCTGTTGTAGAAAGTTTAGAGACAAATGCAACACTGTTGCCACTAGAATCTAAAGTTTTACCACAGATAAAGATTTCTTTATTATTGTTTACAAATATGTCATTAACTTTTACATTTTCATTGTTTTCTATTTTAGAAACAATATATTCTGCTTTTTTGAATACCTGAGGATGACTAATAATAACTCTAGGATTGGAAGTGTATCCAGAACCAGAATTAAGAATATTTACAGTATCAATTGATCCAACACTAGTAACAACTGCTTCAAGTTTACCAGAAACACCGTCACCATCAATAACAAGAGTAGGAGGGATATCTTCGTTGTATCCAGAACCAGATTGTGCAATTGTAATATTTTCAATACCCTTAAATTGGCGGACTACAAATGTTTTATTTGTATTATCCATTATAGGAGTATAATCTACAAAAACAGTATCTGTAACCTGTAAATTATGGGGAACACTGGTAGTTAGTACGCCAAAATTATTGCCACTAACATTTTCAAATGTATACGCAGAAACTGTTTCTCCCTTAATTCTAGAAATTCGTGCAGAAGCACCATCACCACCAGTATCTGTATTATCAAAGATGAGTCTATCATCTACCTGATAGTTAATACCAGCATTTTCAACAACAAATCCCGTAATTGAAGCATCTTCAAATTTAGTGATAGTTTCTACTTCAATATCAACCTTAGAGTCTAATTTTACTGTCGGGAAGTAATCGAATAGTTGTAATGGAGACTCTTCAAATATTTGATCTGGATCTGCAGTTTCTTCTGCACTAATAACACCATCTCTATTTTCATCTTCTACATCGAAAGTTAGAATATCTCCATTTTCCAATGTCAATCCATTAGTAGATGCATTTGGTGCTCTTTCAACATCAATATCTACATTTTCATAAGGATCGCGATAACGAACAACACCAATAGGAATATTTTGTTGAACAGCAGTCGTAGAAAGATTCCAGGTATCAACAACCGAGTTAAAACTTGGTCCAAGAATATATGGAAATACTGGATTACCTTGCTCTGTAGCATCAATAGTTACAAAATAGCAATACCTACCAGTGGGATATTCTGGAGTCTTACAGAACCTACCATTATATTGATCAAGATCTCCTAAACTGAAGGAATACTCATAATCTTCTACAAACTTACCTGCAATCTCCTCTGATAGCAGAGGTCCATCAGTTCTAACAGGAGTTGGATTAGTAACCTCATCATAAACTAAATTTGCCTTTAATCTATAAGAAGTTCTCAATCTAGAGATTGAAGAAGACTGATTGGTAGGGTCTGAATAACCATATGGACCATAAATTGGATTGCCATCATAAGCAAAACCTAAAATAGGTGAGTGATTAGTTCCATCGTCATTTAATTGTGATCTAAGTTCTACTGGGTTGGCAATAATTCCATAACCATATCCTCTAGTTGGATTATAGTTTTGAAAAACATAACCATTAGATGCATCAAGCTCAGTATTAAGAACATCATACCTATTTCTAGTCCAAGTAACAATATCACAAGTTACTTCACCTCTAGAACCAACAGGAATGATCTGAACGATAACATTTCCTTTGCTATAGAATTTACCTTGATCTACAGATTCAAATTCTACAATTTTTCCATCTTTAATAATAGCATTATACTCAGCAAATCTTCCCTTACCTAATCTATCAGTAATTACAACTAAAGGTGGTGTTGAATAGTATTCACCTTCATTATCAACTTTAATACTTGTAATTTTACCGAAAGTAACTTTTGCAGTACCAGTTGCTCCTCTACCAGAGGTGATGGTAACCTCAGGAACACTAGTGTATGATGTATCAGACAAAGACTCAATAGAGTCTATAGTCTCTCCAGACATTAATGCTCGTGCAAATCCAGGTTTGTTGTTAATTAATACGTATGGAGCTCCTTTATAGGCACCGCCTTTATTAACAACGTTGAAAGTGTCGATGGGACCAAATTTGACTTGCCTAAAATCTTTTTGACTAAAAGCAACACTACCATCTACAAAAATACCAACATCACGTTGAGAAGTGGCATATGTCTCGGTAATTGTTAAAGGGTTCTTTCTAATCAACCTCATTAACTTCTGATCACTTAAAGTTTGATCAGTAGTAGCAGTTAAAATACTCCTGCCAGGATATCCAGAAGAACAGATGTAATAATAGTTTCCATCTTCATAAACTGCCGAAACATCAGCGTTTAAATCATTTATTTGTCCTGTTATTGTAGAATTAAGAGAAGATGCCTTTGATGTGCTTAAAATCCATCTAGTTTGATTTGTTGCAATATCATTAATAATTGGATCTCTAGTTATAAAACCAGGATCAGAAATTTGAATGGTATCCCCTTCTTCTGAATATGGTGCTTCAATTGCTGTATCTAAGTTATATAAAACACCTAATACTAATATCTCTGCATTCTTAGATGTAACTGTGGAAACACTATAAACCTCGGTTCCTGATGCATATGAAGAATTACCTTCTCTACGACTAATTACAAATTGATCAACATTCTTTTGATTGTACTCAAATACTTCACTACCAATTAAAAATCTTCCTCTAGTGTTAAATCCTTCTGTAGAGAAGACATTAACTCTATCACCAATCGTTGTTCCTAGATTAAGATTTTCAGTGAGTGTAGTTTTGGCGGCAATATCAAATTCATTGTTTAATGTAGAGGTATCAATGACTACTTCATAGAGCCCATCACCAATTGCAAAAATATTGTCTATAATACCAGAAGCAAACCCAATAGAAGAGTCTAAAGGATCTAATGCTTGAGTAAGTTGTTCTCCAATCAAATTTTCTGGATTTCCAGAAAGAATTTTAACTTTTAATGAATATGAAGTGACCCAATCAGAAAAAGATGCCTTAAGAGTATTATCTTTTGGTTTTAATACTTCTGGTTTGTCATTAGAAACTAAAGTATTAAAAATAAACTTGATTGAACGATCAGTACCTTTTGCCTGATAGAAATCAGTAATATTCTTAATAAGGGTACGCTTATCAACGGATCCCTTTAAATACTTCTCAGGAAAAGATGCAAGATAGTCAGATTCAAAGTTTTTTACAAATGCATATAAAAATAAGTTACTAATATTCTGAACATTATCTCCGCTTAAATGCTCGGCAGATAATGTAGTAACAAAATTGCTAGAAGTGTATAAATCGCCTAAACTTTGGTTTCCACTAACTCCTCTGGAAACTTCTAAAAACGATGTGTCAGTCCTTTCCTTATAAAATAAGATTTCATCTCCAATAGAAATATATCCATTAGATTCTGGAAATGATGTTGCATCTGCTACTAAGATTGTAGAATCCGAAGCAGAAATATTAGAAGATAATGTTGTAGATTCTTTTAATAGATTCTTTTCATAAAAATCTATATCGCGATACTTCCCGATGTTTTGGATAACATCAAGGGGTTGCCCCGTTAACTCTAACTGCTCGTAGTATTTCTCAACGACTTTTGAAAAATTTTCGTAGTCGGTAGAAATAAACTCAGGTAGTTGAGTTTCGATAAGAGTAGATATTCTTCTAGTCTCTACCATTTAAGGTTACTCTGCGTTTATCGTGAACAAACTTTTGGGAACATCTACATCAAGAAATACTTCTCTAACTGCGTTAATATCATTATTCAATGGAATAGATCTAACTTCAATTCGATTATCAAAGAAACTACCTTGAATAATCGTTAAATCGTATAATTTTATTTCACCTTTAGTATAATCAACTGTTCCAACGGAATCGTTAAGAACAATTTTTTCACCAGTTATAGAGTCCTCTCTATATAGGACCATTTTACCAAAACGATCTTCCAAATAGACTGTGTATAAAGGATATTCACTTACTTTGAATCCAGTGGATTGTACAATGACATCCTCATCACATGTATTGTTAAACGTATTCTGATAACACAATTCATAATAAAAACTACTATTGATTTGTGGATAGAAGTCTTTTCTTATTTTGATTGTAGTGTTGTTACTAGTAATACTACGATCAGCATCATCGATAACGCCAACAAATTTTGAATATCTAAACTTACCATTAAATTTTTCTGTATCTGAATCAGCAATGTACTTTTCTAAACCAGAAATAACTTTAGACTTAATTTCATCATTAGTCTGATTTGTAACTGATTTACTATAATTTACTTTTGAAGTTAACTCAACATAAAGAACTGATGGATCAACAATCACCGGAGTGATGGATGCTACCATATATGGTTTTAGATTAGTGATAATCTCTTGCTTTGTTCTGGAACTAATTCTAGAACCATTTGTTGGTTTAATTGCAATCTTTACTCTTCCATACTCTGGAGGACTATCTTCTTCTCCACCAAAAGTAATAATGTCTGCAACTGCTGGATATAGTTCTCTTACGATTGCTCCATAGTCAGAAGCTGTAACAGCACGATTCTGAGTGCCAAATAATTTTGGAGCATTGAATTTGATCTTTTTCAATGACTCAATCTCAGCGCCTCCATTTGCCACCTCAACGAGATCTAACGAAGATGTGTAGTCTATACTAAAATTATAGTTAGAAGATCCTTGAGGGTCCTCTAGGACGCCATTAAAGGTGAATGTTCTTGCACCATTCGATTCAGGACCAGTAGTAGACAAATATGTGATCTCAACTTGATTGCCTGCTTCTAATGCTGCACCTAAAACACCATCACCAAAATAGACTTGATACTGCTCGTCTTCAATTTCTTCGATGTAGTATACATCACTTGATCCTGTAATGTCTAAAATGCTGTCTGCTCTTGCAAATACTTTTCCCGTAGTTGCTTGCTGAGAAGCAAATACGCGCACTCTCACAGTAGTAATATCCGCAGATGGATTCTTAATTACGTACTTAGTAGAAGAAGTTGCGTTAACAATATACGTGTCCGTAACAAAATTACCCTCATAAATCGGAGTTTCGGTAAAAGTTGCGGTTCCACTTACAACTTGCGCTTTTATATCCTCAACAGCAACATAATTATACGTAGTTGTATCATATGTTGCGGTAAATCCTGTACCACGCTTGAGAATAATCTCATTAGGTGCAGTATTTGGAAATATTGCTCTAAAGTTTAATACTGCTTTAGGAGCAGTGGTTGATTTTGGTCTATAACCTAATTGCTTTGCTAATGCTACAACATTATCTCTTAATGTAGCACTTTCTAAAAATGTCTCATTTACCACCATATTGGTGTTAAATGCTGTGTAATACGTATTATATGCTAATACATCTAAGAGGTTACTCCAGGTAGATCCCTCAAAATCAAAGTCAGTAAATTCTGCCTGCGATCTCAAGTATTCCTTGAGAGCAGTCTTGATGTCTGCAAAATCTAAATTTGATATCTGAACGTATGGCATTTATCGAGTTCTCTCTAAGAAGAATTCTATTACTACAGGAAAATCTTCTCTACCAATGATTTCAAAATTTATTAAGACATCAAACCCATTATCTTCATAATTTGAACTTACGTCCAAATTTAGAATCTTGATTCTTGGTTCATATCTATTAAGGGTGTCTGCAATGTTTCTTGCAATTTGTCCAGCACTTGCTGCATCAACAGGTTCAAATAGTAAGTTACGAAGATCTGATCCCAAATCTGGTTGAAATGGTCTCTCACCCTTATTTGTAAGCAATAAGTTAATAACTGCTTGCTTAACTGCAGCATCATCCTTCTTGACGATTAAATCACCTGTTACAGGATGCGGTTTGAACGTAATGCTCAAATCCTTAAAAGTTTGAAAGGAATCTGTCACACTGAAGTAGAGTTTACCTCTTAGTATTTATAGTCAATCTTTGGAATTGATCTTTCCCTCTTTTTCTTTGTTATCTTTGGGTTTTGAGCGGTTTAACCAGCGGTCACTCGCTGGTTGTGAAATCAGAGTCATTCCCGATTTTTTAAACTCATCACTAATATCTGTCGGACTATTACCCATGAACTATACTCCTATACATTTCTTTTGACCAGTACTCATAATACTCTGTTTTACCTAAAGTATTACGTGCTCGTAATAATTCATCACGCTTTTGACATAATATCAAATTTGCTTTGCCAAAATTACTTTGCACACCATTTATATAACTTGGATCATTCATATGATCCTCAAGGAAAATATATTCCTTATACTTCCTATTTAACTCATTCCTTGCATCTATTAATGCATCAAAACTAATATCATCATTGACAACAAAAATAGCGACATCTACCCCTTCCTTCGGGGTGATATCGCTTAACGTTGTATGACTGATACTAACCTTTGCTTGTTTTGCAAATGGACATATACACATTGCTCCTAGTTCATCCCTAGGTGTTATAACATGCTCGATCCATTCGTAAATCTCTTTACTTACCTTGTCCACGATATCTCTTCTTTGCTACATTTCTGCTGGTTGCAGATAGTTTTGTATTCTTACTCTTCCCTTGTCGCGTAATCTTTGGATTACCCTGAATATAACTGCCGTTCTTGGACATTGCCATGTTGTTCTCCGTATACCTTCCTATTATATCATGATTGTGGTTGAGATGCAATCAATACACTGCTTGGTCCATATGGTCCCACCAATGGTCTTGCCGTACCTAAAATAAATGCTTCGTCCCCACTTACTACCGGTAATAACTTATTGAAAAATACTGACTTGTTCTTTAATGGTTTTAATATCCTCGTGCCACCTGTAGGATCTACACATGGTACGCTAGGTACAATCGGAACCCCAGGTACAGGTGCTACCGGCGTCCCTGCTGCATAGTACTTCACAATCTGCTTATTCATAAACAACCCTGCAGTAATCGGTGTACCGCCAATTGGTGCTGCAGCAAATAAACATGTCGCATTTGTTGATGCTGTGTCAATTGTTGCTGGTGTTACTAGTAATGGCATTGATTTGTTGCTTTATTTGCTGCATCTCAATATACACATCATTTAAGAAATTTACTAACGTCTCATGATTATCCGACCCCGGTCGGCAATACATTAACGTCCCAGGTTCCTCACATTCCTTCAACCTCTTCTCCAAGGAATTCAACCTCACTTCTATGTCTTTCTCCATTTTTATAACTTTCCTTATGTTGTATGCCGTATGCTCCAAATGCACTGCTTATCTCCATTTCAGGTGCTCCAGTAGCACTCTTATAATAGTCTAATGCAGCATCTTGGATGACATCGGCAAATTCATTGAAATCATCAAACTTTTGCTCCTTGATAGTGCCATCCTTTGTCTTGAACTTTATCTTGTGGTTCTCAGTCATCTTTTTATTGGGCGGATTTTTTCGTATACATTTAATCCCAGAATTCGTATTACCTCCCCTAGGCATATCATAATATAACTAATTTCCTCGAAAGGTGTCGGTCGCATTTTTTACCCGGCAGATTTTTTTATTTTAGGGACCCAGAAGTATTTATCTCGCTTGGGTAACACTTTGTAGGTTAGACTACGGATAGGAGTCCCATAACAAAAAAGGGGCATATTACTGCCCCTGTGTTTAATTTAGTGCTGTGAGTGATCTTCGCAATTGTCGCTTAATCTGTGCGATGGCATAGTTATCACTCGGTGTCTTTGAGCATGTTTGAATGATACCTAGGTCAGGGTGTTTGTATTTCAAATGCTTCGATTCGTCGATGCAGATGAGTCCTTCAGCAAACATGATTGAATCAACTAGTTTGCGATACTTCCTGATGTTCATGTAAAGAAATGGTGTAGGGTAGGGAGGGGGCGACCCCTTAGAGTTCTGCCAGCATCGCATCCATCTCGTCTGTGTCTACGTCATCGGATAACCAGGAGATGCCGTCGCCTGTGATGTACTCGCCGTACTCATCAATCCAACGCTTTGCCCACTTGCGGTAGCCGAGGTTCTGGTTTGCTTTGGCGTGGCGGTAGATGGTCTCATCGTTGCCGATCCAAAGAGCGACGTTCCATGTTGCGTGGTTTGCCCATCCGTTCATGCTGTGTCCTGTGTTGTGTTCTCTTGTATTGTAGTCGGTAGGGGGACGCTGCCTAGGCGAGCAGTGCCAGCTCCTGCTCTGTCACACTGGAGATGTTCTCGTCTTCATAGACACGAACCCATGGGATGGGTTGCCCTGTGGTGAGACGCCAGATCATCTGATCGCCCTCTCGTTCCTGCTGTCTGATGGCAGCGATGCGGTAGGCACCTGCGATCGTTGGGGTGTAGTCTGCCCCGTGCTCGTCAAAGGTGCCGAAGGAGGTGGGTTGAACTGCGAACATGATTGGTTTGTTTCTTTGAATAGTCTACAGGGTGGCGGGGTCTTTAGGTGACCCCAAACCTTAAGAGATTAAGCAGGAATCGAACCGCCCATCATGACGCTGTACTGTGAGATCTCCTGAACCTCCATGAGCACGTAATCGAACTCACGCTCTAGTTCTGCTTTGTATGCCTCAGCAGTGGACTGGCAATCAAAGAGGCGAAGGGATCTGATTGCCTCTCCCTCGTAATCAATGCCACCGATGACGACGATACATTTTGGGTTGTTCATGGTTTCGTTTCTCATG